GCACCTGGCTCAGATCAGACCTTCACCGGCAAATCGACCGAGGCCATCAAGGCCATCGATAGCCGATCGAAAGAGGGCATGGCTGAGATGTTCCGCCTGATGCGTGGCGGTGGCCAGGACGTGCAGGCCGAGCAGCTCGAGGTGCAGAAGCAAATCCGGGATTCGTTGGCCGAGCCCGACATCGAGCAGTACGGCGTCTTCCCGGGAGCGTAGCCATGGCAGTCGTCGCAACAGTCGAGATCGCCCGCGGCACCGGTGTCTCGGGAAAGTACGGCGAGAGTTTCACGTTCACTCGCAAGTGGATCGTTCGCGTCGACAGTCCGTCGACGTCGGTCGTGACAATCTCGCGGGCGGCCGGCGTGAAGTTCAACGACCCGCACCCGGAGTTTTCTAATCACCGGGCTATGGAGTTCGACCTGACCGAGGAGTCAGGCGACGGCATGGCATGGGGCCTGGTGGTCAGGTATTACGTGCCCCCGGTGGAGATGACCCCGAGCAACTCGACGGGACTGCCGCAGGATTTCTGGTCGGCGTCTGGGTCGACGTCCACCATTCCTGTCTATCTCGACAAGAACGGAGACCCGATCGTCAACAGCGCTGGAGATCCTCTTGAAGGCGCCGAGCGCGAGGCCACCGATTTCTCAATCGTGCTGACAAAAGTCACTGCCGATCTCTCGTGGTCTGCGCTGGCAGCTACGTATACGCAAACGGTGAACTCAAGCACCTGGAACGGGTCGGCGCCTCGCACCGTGAAATGCATGTTTCGTTCAGCCAACAAAAAATTCCTGACACCGACCGACGGCAGTACAGACTCTTTCCCATACTGGGAATCGGTGTGGGAGTTTGCGTACCGTGCCGAGACGTGGGACTACAAACCGTGGGACATCGGATTCAATCAGCGCGTGACAGCCAACGGTAACCCCGAGGAGTCACCCTCGGCCACCCGCCGGGCCGTCATCCTCGGAGCAGACAAGCGACCCGTAAAGTCGCCCGTGGCGCTACGGAATGGGGTCGCCAAAACGCCAGGACTGCCACCCGATGCGCTGACGTTTCGGTTGTACCAGGAGCGCAATTTCTCCATATTCGGGACTCCATCCTGATGGCGCGACCGCCGCGAAAATCCGGGCAGCGCGTGTCGCTCACGCCGGCGACGATGCAACGCATCGCCAAGAGCGTGCTGGCGTTCGAGAAAGGCGACCGAGACATGTCGGGCATCTCCCTGCGCACGGGCGGCAGCGAGTGCGACGTCGTGCGTGGCACGTTCACCGGATCGTGGGTTAAGGGCGCGCTGGCGACGGTAACTGACTCTACGCTGTCGGCTGTGACGTACGACGCCATGAACTACTTTGCAAATGTTGGGTCGACGGCTGCCACTTCTGCCCAGCAGTGTGTGATTGGTTACGTTGGCGGCGAATGGGTTCTTATCTCTGCCCAGCCGACGGAAGTAACAGTCGTAAGTGACGTAAAAATCGTTGGCGCATCGCTGAGATTCTTTACTGCCCAAGTAAACGTGATGGGTTCTGGGTTTGGCAAGTCGTACATCGACGTGGGCCTGGAGAGCTGCTGATGGCCACGCTACCGGCTCGCGCTGGCAAGCTGCTTGCTCGGGCTGGCAAGTTGGTATCGAGCTGCGCGTGCTGCTGTCGGTGCAATGCTGCGAAGATGATCAACAGTGACACTCGATGGTGCTGCAATCCGCCAAACGAACTTTATGCAACAGTCACTTTTGATTCGTCAAAGAGAACGCGGCAGATACCAGTTGGGTTTGGAAGCTCAGCGTACAAAATCGAGTTAGAGCTTACGTTTGCCACGTTTTCGTATCCTGTAAGTCTAGTCAGGCAGCAATCATATTACGGGTGCGAGATTTGGTCGTCTCTTGCGTCCGAATGGTCAAGCGTCCCATCTATATCTCTGACGTTTTCGGGAAACCAGTTTGTGTCTATTGCGTCAACTTTTTACCACACAAACAACGGCGCAAAATACAAAAGGACTGGGAGCCCTGTTGAATTGCAAGGAGAAGAGTTTAGTGATTTCTATCAAGGGCATTCTGCGGTTATTGCACCGCCATCAGCAAGCCAAGGCAAGCTCCCTTGCGAGCGGCTTGACTCTTTAGGGCAAGTGTCGCTCGGCAGCGCGCAAATCGTGGCCAGGACTTCATCGAATTTTAATAACTGGACTGATTCATCGTTGCCGGGGGCTTGGTCACAATCTTTCAATGCAACAATTGCATTCTCATACTAGCGTGTGCGTGTTTGTCGACGGATTGTGCTCAAAATGCAATCGCGCGACAAACAATCCATTGTCTGTGCGGGTGTGCATTCCTGACGCGCCCGAGCCCGCCGACGGCCCAGGCACCGAGTTGAAAAAGCTGCTGGCCCGCATCGGCATCACTGCCAGCCCAGACTGCTCCTGCAACGCTTGCGCCGGCGAGATGGACCGCCAGGGCTGCGACTGGTGCGAGGCCAACGTCGACACCATCGTCGGCTGGCTCCGCGAGCAGGCCGAGGCCCGCGGCCTGCCGTTCCTCGACCTGGCGGGCAGGATGCTCGTGCGGCGGGCGATCCGGAACGCCCGGAATGCCGCCGGGGGCGATGTTGACCGGTGAACACGAATCGGCACGATTGACGACGATCCGACCACCGCAGGAGCTCATGCGTGGCCACCTCGTTCAGCCAGATTCCGGCAGAGATGCCGATCACGTTCGTCGTCGGCGACGAGCTCAACATCGCGCTGGCGATCACGGTCGGGACGACCCCCGTGAACCTCACGGGCTACACGTTTGAGTCTCGGGTCTACGTGCCATCGTTCGCCAACCCGGACGGGGCTCTCGGGTCGGGTGGCTACACGATCGGTGCCACGGCCACCACGCCAACGATCACTGCTGTGTCGCTGTCTGGCGGCACGCTGAACCTCGGCCTGACCGAGGCTCAGACGTCGTCGCTCAATCCTGCCGTAGGGTATCGATGGTATTTCCGCTGGACTGACACCGCAGGCCGGACGCTCACTGCCCTCGCTGGCACATTCACCGCGAGGATCCCATGAGCGTCACAGTCACAGTCAACGGCCAGACCGGCCCGACGATCAAGGCTACGACCGGCGACACGATCGGCGTGAGCGTGTCGGCCGCCAACAGCCCCGGGGCGACGGGCAGCACTGGCCCCACGGGTCCAGCCAACACCCTATCGATCGGCACCGTGGCCTCGGGCTCGTCGGCAAGCGCCACGATTACCGGGGCTGCCCCGACGCAGACGTTGAACCTAGTCCTTCCCATCGGTGCCACTGGCAGCACGGGCGGGGTGGGCGCGACCGGCAGCACTGGACCCGCAGGTCCAGCGAACACCCTCTCGATCGGGACGGTCTCGGGCGGCAGCTCGGCCTCGGCGACCATCACAGGCACAGCGCCAACGCAGACGCTCAACCTCGTACTGCCGGTCGGTGCCACGGGCGCGACGGGTGCCACAGGCCCGGCTGGCCCGTCGGGCAGCGTGAACCTCGCGGACGAGACACCGCAGCCGCTGGGGGTGGCCTCGGCAGGCACGGCGCTCTCAGCAGCTCGAGCAGATCACGTGCATGCCGTCGGATCGATCACCTATTCGTCGCTGTCTGGCATTCCGTCGACGTTCTCCCCGGCGGCCCACACGCAGGCGATCTCGACAGTGACTGGGTTGCAGGACGCCCTAGACGCCAAACAGGTCGCAGGCACGTACGCCACGCTCGTGGGCGGCACGGTGCCCAGTGCGCAGCTCCCGTCGTACGTCGACGACGTCATCGAGTATGCCAACCTCGCCGGGTTTGCTGGCACGGGAGAGACGGGCAAAATCTACGTCGCTCGCGACACCGGCAAAATCTACCGCTGGTCGGGCTCCGCCTACGTCGAAATCTCTCCGTCCCCTGGCTCGACTGACAGCGTTACCGAGGGGTCGACAAACCTGTATTTCACCAGCGCTCGCGCCGTCGCGGCGATCCCGACTGCAACCAGTAGCGTGGCCGGGGTGGTGAAGGTTGGTAGCGGACTGACGATCACCAGCGGGGTGTTGGCGGCCACGGGCGGTGGCAGCGACGACTTGGACGGCGGCGACTACGTTGGAGTCGTCGCGTCAATCTCAATCACGCAGCAACCGGCAGACGTCAGCATCGCCATCAACCAAGGCTCGACCGGATCGGCCTCGTTCACCGCGGCGGCCTCGGCCTCGACCGGCGTGGAAGTGGCGTACCAGTGGCAAGTCAACCAGGGCAGCGGATGGGCTGCAGTCGACGCCGCAACGTCCGCCACGCTGTCGCTGACGGGCCTCGCCGGCGGCGACAACGGCAATCTCTACCGCTGTGTGGTCGGTGCCTTTGGCCTGCCGTCCGTTGCAAGCAACGCCGCGTCTCTGTCGGTCTCTGTGATTGTGCCATCGACGCCTGTTATTGCGATAACTGCACATCCGCAGAATACCAGCATTCTTAGCACTGCCAGCACGGCGTCGTTCTCGATTACTGCCAGCGTCTCCAGCGGCACGCTCAACTACCAATGGCAAAAGCGAGAGTCTGGCGCGACGACATGGGCGAGCGTCAGCGGAGCTACAAGCAGCACCCTGTCGCTGAGTGGTCTTGCCTACGCAGACGACAACGGAGACGCCTACCGCTGCGTGTTGTCTGCGACAGGTGCTGCATCTCGGACATCAAGCACCGCGACTCTCACAATCACATGGGCGACGGCTCCGCAGATCACGATTGTCAACGGGCCAGCCACTGTGAACTGGCCACAGCAGAGCAATTTCTGCACAGTGTCCTTCGATAAAACGATTTACGGCACTGGCAGCAGTGGCATTTCGTATTTGTGGCAGGCTCTCAGCGGCTCTGCCTATGTGTCAGTGACATCAATTTTGTCTAGTAGCCAAGTGTTCGGCGGCGTAGCCAACCCGTCGCTAACGCTAACTGATACGACCCGCGCCGTCACGGTGCGATGCACAGTCACAGCGACGAATTCTTACGGCACGACAACGGCCACGACCGCGTCCATCACAATCAACCCGCCTGCATTGGCATAAAACAATGGCATCAAAAATCAAGCCGAAACGCAGCTTCACCACGGGTGCTGTCCCGACGACCAGCGACCTCGACGCGAACGAACTGGCGATCAACTGGGCAGACGGCAAGGCGTACACGAAGAACGCGTCGGGCAACATCGTCAGTGTGACGCTCGGCGGCGGCTCCGGCCTCTCGTGGTCATCCGTGCCAGCGTCCGCAACAGCGACAGGGACAGCGGGGCAGATCGCGTATGACGCGAACTACCAATACGTATGCGTGGCTACAAACACGTGGCTACGAGTTGCCCCGAGTTCGTGGGATCAACTGTTTTCATACGTGACTTTGTTGCTACATTTCGATGGGACAAATGGCGGTACCACGTTTACCGACAGCAGCACGTACGCACAGGCGGCAACGCGTATTGGCTCTGCGCAGACCAGCACAGCGCAGAGCAAGTTCGGCAACGCAAGTTTGCTGCTGAACGGCACTAGCGATTACGTGCGATTTCCTTCCAGTGACAACTTTTACTTTAGCGGTGATTTTACAATTGAGGCATGGATAAGGCTGTCGGCATACCCATCTTCTGCAAATGATTACGTTGCCACAATTATTTCTCGCGATGACGGCAGCAGCACGCCATCCACGTTGGGATGGAATCTCGGTGTTTCCGGGTCTAGTGGTCAGTCTCTCAGCTTTGGAGTGACAAGCACTTCTGGAACCAGAACGGTAATATCTGGCACAGCAAATTTTGCGCTTAATACGTGGTATCACGTTGCAGTCGTGCGAAGCGTAAATACCGTGTACCTTTACAAGGATGGCGTGCTCTTAAATAGCGGCGGCACTTCATATACATCTGCGCTTGCCAACAATACGGCAACGCTCAAGGTCGGCGCGCTTGATTATGACGTCACTTACAAATACTGGTTTACTGGCAACATTGATGAAGTGCGAATTACTAAGGCTGTCAGGTATCCAAACGGCACTACTTTTACTCCCGCTACGGCTGCGTTTCCGAACACGTGACCGACCACGAAACCATCACAGTCGCCGTGCTCTACGCAGCCCTCGCGCTGGTCGGCCCGTTCATTCTCACGCGGCTCATGCGGTGGGCTGAGAGCACTGACGCGCAGAGTCTGGCGAGGGAGATCGGGACGGCGTTGGAAAGGGTGGCGAGATGAGCGACATATCCGCGTCTGTGACATCGCAGCCGATCACGGCCACCGTCTCTGGCGGCACGGTCTCGGCGTCGGTGACAAGCTCGAGCTCGTCGGTGACGATCGCCGGCGGCGTTGGGCCGCAGGGACCGGCCGGCACCAACGGCGGCCCGCTCGAGCAGCTTAGCAACGTCCAGATCACATCGGCACAGCCGGGCGACGTGCTGCGGTTCAGCAATTCAAAGTGGCGTAACTCACCAGAGACCGACATCGTAGACGGGGGAAATTGGTAAATGGCTACATCAATACGAGTAAAGCGGCGGGCGGCCGGCGGGGCGTCGGGTGCTCCGGCTTCCCTACTCCAGTCTGAGCTGGCCTACAGCGAGGTCGACCAGATCCTCTACATCGGCCAGGGCTCGGGCGGCTCGGCCACAGTGGTGGCGATCGCCGGCCCCGGCAGCTACGCCACCAAGGCCTACGTGACATCTGCTGTGGCGGCCGTCGACGTTTCCTCGCAGCTCTCAAGCTACCTGACGACAGCCACGGCCACGGCGACATACGCCCCCAAGGCATCGCCTTCGTTCACCGGCACGCCGGTAGCACCCACGGCCACCGCTGGCACGAACAACACGCAGATCGCCACCACGGCCTACGTGACCACGGCCATCAGCAACCTGGTTGGCGGGGCCGGAGCCGCGCTCGACACGCTGCAGGAGCTGGCCGCCGCCCTCGGCAACGACGCCAGCTTCTCCACGACGATCACAACGTCGATCGGCACCAAGCTTGCCAGGGCCTCCAACCTGTCAGACCTGGCCGACGCCTCGACGGCCAGGACGAATCTCGGACTCGGCACGATGGCCACGCAGGCTGCCAGCAATGTCAACATCACCGGCGGCTCGATCGATGGCGTAACGCTGGATGGGGGCGCCTATTGATGGCCACCTACGATCAATTGCCTGCGGGCCTCAATCTTCGCTGGACTGTCGGCGACGACTTTTCGGCGCTGCTGGATTTCGACATCGCGCTCACCTCGTACACTGCAACGGCTGCGATCTACTCGACGTTGACCGGCGCGACGGTTGCCACGTTCACCACGGCCATTACCGATGCCGCGGCCGGCAAGGTCAACATCTCGTTGACGGACGCACAGACCACGACGCTCGGGCAGGGGACGTTCCGGTGGGCGCTCGTCTGGACGCTCGGATCCGTCAGCAGGACGTCTATGGAAGGCTTCGTCGATGCCATCGTCTAAAGGTGCGGCGTGGCCAAAAAGTCAAAACGATTTTGGGTCGGTGACCCGGACGGATTCGGGATGCCGGACGAGGATCAGGTCGAGGGGTCGCTGACCCCGGACGACGACGGACACGTGTACTTGAACCGTCGGCTTCCTGCCGACCAGGAGTCCAGGGATGGCAAGGCTCGTGGCACCGACGCGCCGGCGAAACGGCAGCGACCCGTGGACGATCGAAACGCTCGAGGGCGGGGTTAACCGGATCACGTTTCGCGCTCGACTGTGGGTGCTGCTGACCAGTGACTGGCACTGGGACAGCGTGAAGTGCGACAGAGAGCGTCTCGCAGCGGATCTGGCCAGCGCGAAAAAGGTCAACGCAGCGGTGTTGTCAATCGGCGACCACTTCGACGTGATGGGGGGGAAGTGGGATCCTAGGGGCAACGGTAAGTACGACGTCCGCCCAGAGTTTCAGCGTGGAAACTATTTTGACGACATCGTCACGCAGTGCGCCGAGTGGCTCGAGCCGTGGCGAGACACCATGGCGCTGATCACGCCGGGCAACCACGAGACGGCCGTCCGCAAACGGATGGAGACATGCCTGACAACCAGGCTCGTCGAGCGGCTGCGGATGAATGGGGGCAGGGTCCGGCAGGGAGGCTACGCCGGCTGGGTGCTGTTCAGATCGATCAAGAGCGGCAAGGCGACTGCCGTCCACAAGCTGTGGTACCACCACGGGTACGGGGGCGGCGGGCCTGTGACGCGAGGTGTGATCGATTTCTCACGCTACCTCGTAGACACCGATGCCGACGTCGTCCACGCCGGCCACATCCACCAGCGAACGCTCGTGGAGGCCAGCAGGCAACGGATCACTGCCAGCGGTATCGCTCACATCAAGCCGATTCACCTAGTGCGTTCCTCGACATATAAACAGGAATGCCTTACAGATGGGTGGGCGGTTGAGAAGGGCATGAGCAGTCGACCCCTCGGCGGTTGGTGGATGCTGCTCCGGTGGAACCCGGAGAAGACCGGCCTCGTGGCATCCTTCCACGACTCACCTGGAGAACATTTCGATGACGACGACAGCGACGATGAAGAGTGAGACATACGCACACCCGCCCGAGCGGCCCGGGTCGCTGCCGTTCCTCGAGCTCGTCGAGGAGCTGCGGCAGCTCCACTTGGTGAAGACCGCCCAGTACGGCGACGAGGCCGACCCGTTCGCCAACGTGTCAGCATCCGCCAAATGCGGCGTTGAGCCGTGGCGCCGGGCGCTGTGCGATCTCTCAGACTGCGTGGTCAGGCTCCAGCGGTACGCCAGTGGCCAGCCTGTCGACATAGAGAACGCCGCGCTCGATGCTGCCAACTGGGCGCTGATCTGCCTCCTCAAGATGCGCGAGTCGCAGCGGGGCTGATCACGCTACCCTGCCTCGCTCACTCTCAGACTGCCCCCCCCCCCCCCCCCCCCCCCCCCCCCCCTACCCTATTTTGAAATGCTGCGACCAGCAGCTCACGCGGGGCGGTGGCAGTCCTGTTGAGCTGGGCGGGGTCGATATAGCTGCGTTCGGCGATCCTCGACCCGGGGACGTGCCCAAGGTGGGCCGTGGCTGCCCCCGGCCTCTGGATCTCCACATCGGTTGCCGAGGCCCGACGCAGCCATTTCCAGGTGCCAGGCCTGATGCCTGCCCGCTGCACCAATCTTTTGAACTGGTCGTCGAAAGTCTCGTGGCTGGACAGCCAGGGCGTGACGAGCTGCCGGGGGGCCACCTCGAGCGAGACCCGCAAGGCCTCGACGGTCGAGGTGGACAGTTGGCACAGAACGGGTCTCCCCGTTTTGCTCTGCACCAGGCTGACGGCACCGTCTGGCCGGATGTCGACCACCGGCAACCGCCATTGATCCCCCTGGCGAAGACCAGTGTCCCACGCCAGCCTGATGGCCAGGTCGAACCACGCCGCCCGCCTCATCCCTGTCTTGTGCCACCGCTGGAGGCCCTGGCAGGCCTTCAGAAGGGCGGACACCTCCTCCCACGTCCAGCACGTGGGAGCCTTGTACGGAACCCGTACAGACCGAATGCGGCGTGTGGGCGGCTCGCACAGTCCCTCGTCGGCTGCGGCCCGCCACAGGGCGAGAAGGCCGACCTTCTTGCTACGGACGGTCTCTGGGACCACCCCGGAGGCTGCGTAGTCTCGCAGCCACGCCGAGACCGACTGCTCGTC